TTAGATAAAGGATTGTTTGAAAAAAACGAGCAAATTGAAAAAATATCAGAAGATAAAATTCAATTTATTCAAAACGAAATGAAGTTAAAGGGCAACCCAAGTCTGGAATCGTGTGAAATAGAACTTTAAACCAACGGTTCATTTCCCACGCCGTCTAGTAACCCTGGGCGGCGTTCCTTGTCTTCCGATGCTTCCTCCTCACTATCAAACTCAATTGGAGCGGCTTTGCCATTATCAGGATGTACAAGATGCTCCTGTTTCGTTCCGGCAAGTACTGCGGCAATCTTTGAAAGCCCTGGTACATCCACCGGTTCCGGTTCATTGTAACCGGCCAGCTTGGAAAGTTCCCTCACCGCCTCAATCTTGCCGGGCATCTTCTTGCGCATCCCTGAATCCGTGTAGGCAACCTCCTGGCATAAAGGAGAATCTTCGCCCACTTCTCCAATTGGTGTACGCAACACAGCAGTAAGAAATTCAAGGCATTCCTGCTTGGTGGCAATCGCTGATCTGTCCAACTGGGCATTCAATTCGTCAATCATTCGCAAAACTTCGCCATCCTTGGACAAACGGGATGCCGCCTTGCTGGCTGCGTCATTACTCATATCCTTGCGATTGTAGGCCTTACGATAAGCGTCCGCCTTGGACAATTTTGACTCAACCAAGAGCCTCGCAAACTCCTTCTTCTTCTCTGTGGCAATAGATGTTTTATCTCTCTTAGGCATGATCTTTCATCGTTCGTGTGATAGCGTCTTCCAAGCGTTTACGCCCTTGTGCCGTGAGGAAATAACCTTTTTTGAATCTGCCTCCATATTGGGAGGTAGAAACGTCTCCTGCACCGCAAAGGGTATTCAGATGAAAGCACAAACGGCTGGAAGACACAGATACGCGGTTGGCAATTTCTCCGAACCGAATGCCGGGATTAAGACCGATACAGGAAAGAATAGCGATCTGAACCGGAGACATTTTCAGCCGTGAAAATGCTGCGGACATGATGGACATCAATTTTAACTCTGACTGTTTCATCTCCCTTCCTCCCTTCTCATATACCGTTCAAAACAATAATCCGGCGCATCCTTGACCCGGCACACCACGTTATTGCCGCGGTAGAGTCGTGAGGCAATCCGGGCGTCCAAGGTCTCCCTGATATTGTCCGGCAGCAGGTTAGACGTGAGCATCGTCCATTTCCCCAGCCGCCCATCGACAACACGGTTCAGGGCGGAAAGAATAGCGGGGGAAGTATTCTCCGCGCCAATATCATCCAGAATCAGCACGTACACCTCTTTAACCAAATATTCAATAAACGCCCAATCCCCGGAACGAAGCATGGAAACCACCTTCTGCCACTTCCAAAGCTGAATGGGCAACGTGGGGCGTGATTTAGTCAGCGCATCCCTGGCAGCCTCCGCCAGATGCGTCTTGCCCACCCCGGAAGCCCCCAGCAGGGACAGCCAGCGGCGCGGACGAACCTTATTAACGATATCGTTAATAAACCACTGCACTTCCTGGTGCATGGCCTGCACCTCCGGGTGAACGGACTCGTCAAACCCGCCCATATCGTACCGTACCGGCTTGTAACTGCGGACAATCCCGTCCTGGGAAGGCATCACGGAAACCTGCCCGGCCAAACGTTGAATATCATCCATCATTCGTACCTCCTTCCCGCGTTGGCGTCATTCCGCCCAGACGAACCTTGATGTCCCCGCTGCGCATTATTCGTGACCCAGGAACGGGCATACTTCCGGGCTGCCGGCTTCCAATCGGCAAGAGGAATCCCCTTGCTGTCCCGCCATCCACGGGCGCTGAAATCATCAAAAAACGACTCTGCGCACCGTTTCAACTCGTCTCCCTTGGGAGCCATAAGCTGGGCCGCCATGAAAAGCCGCACATCCTCCGCGTTCCACGGGAACTGCTCTATGCCTCGGCTTACAGGTAATTTCTTCGCATTCGCATCCGTCTTCGTCTCCGTCTCCGAATACGCATTCGCATAAGTAACGGGTTGAGGCGAATCGTTACGACCTGTTACGAGTTTCCGCAATTCGTATTTCTTGTCAGAAACTTTCAGCACTTCGTAACCGTTCGGAAGCGGCCATTTGGGCATGGACTTCCCCTGCTGGTCGAACCCCAGAATCATCAAGTATGGCTTCTCATTGTGAGAATAAAGCAGAATAAGCCCCGCTGCCTCACACGCGGAGAGGCAGCGTTGAATATTGCACTCGCTCATCTTGTCGAGTTGGAGAGGATACAGCGCAGAACGGAGAATGGGCGTCCTGGCGTCATAAAGGCCGTAATCGTCTGCCACAGACATCAGGCGTCGGTAGAACACCTCGGCCTCCCACGAAAGAGAGGCGACGCGCCCTGATGTCAAAATAGCATCTCTGATCAATCGTGTAGGCATATCAAAAAAGCGTCAGTTGGGGGTTGTAGTTCGTGAATCGTTCGAGTAAAACCCGGAATGCAGTTGCCGCCACTGCAGGAACTTGCCCGTTGCCAAGGGCTTTAAGCTCGTCCACTTCTGGGGCCACCCCATCATCAGGGCGACGAAAGACGCCGACACGCACATCCCCCTGACGCGCTTCCCTCCACTCCTGACATAGAGATATGCCAGGTAATCTTCCAGGTTGCATTTGTGATTGCCTTGTTCCGCGCGGCTCCAAGCTATGCCGTGCGTGCCTATGCAGGCCCGCGGCGTGGGCAAGAAGCCATAATCTGGCGCGGCGATGGGGTAATCCAACGGCGTCAGCTCCCAGCACACACCATGCAGCATCATACCCGATGCGGGCAAGGTCACCGAGGATTCTGGCAAGTCCTCTTCCCACAAGCAGAGGTGAGTTTTCCAGGAATGCGAATTCCGGTCGTACTTCATTGATAATTCGGCGCATTTCCCGCCAGAGGCCGGAGCGGGCGCCGTCAATGCCGGCACCTTTTCCTGCGGCTGAAATGTCCTGGCACGGGAAGCCTCCAGATACCACGTCAACAAGGCCGCGCCACGGTCGTCCGTCAAAGGTGCGTACGTCATCCCAAACCGGGAAAGTCGGGAGTAGTCCGTCATTCTGTCGGGCGAGCAGTACGCTTGCGGACCAGGGTTCGAGCTCGACGGCGCAGACGGTGCGGAATCCGAGCAGCTCGCTTCCAAGTATTCCTCCACCAGCGCCCGCGAAAAGATGTAGCTCATTCACTCCCCCTCCTTTCTAAGATGTCTGCTTGCTCGTCAGTAAGGTACTGCCAAGACTGCGGCGGGCGGGTCATGCCGATGTCAGAGAGCGGCACTGTGGAAATCCTCACGGGGTCTTGGATGCCCCAGACATAGCAAGGCAGGTAATTCCGCAGGTGCTCTTCCGTCACGCAAGCTTGCTTCATGGTCCATTCTAAAATTCCCTTTGGGGGATATGGTCGAAGTCCAGCAGTGGCAACTAAACGGCACTTGCCGATGATGCCCCGTGTCCCGTACTGGCCGGATTC